TGAACATAGATAATCTAAGTGAAACGGTTGCACGCATTCAGTTCATTGCTGACGTATCGCTGATCGCACATTGCAAAGAAGATGAATTAAAAATGGCACTGTCGATGATCAGCGACATGGCAGAGACAATCGACACAGCTATTTTCGAAGCCGATATTTACTACCAGGCAGAATGATTAATTGCCCCTTCCCTACCATTCACTAGCCACCTTTCAGGTGGCTTTTTGCTTCTGCATCAAAGTGCATATGCTTGCATGAATCAGCATGATCCAAATTGGATCGCTCAACGTGTGTGAAGCCAGTGCTGGCGCGTTAAAAGGTAACACATGCATATGCATGAAAAGCGATGCATAAAGCGGGCAGGCGTGGCGGGGATAGCATTGCGCGCTGGGGGTAAACATGTTTGTGGCTGGCTTGATCGGCACCCCCGTAATCGGTACAAAAATGTAAGGATAAACTTTTGCAGCAAAATTTAAAATGGGGTGCAAAATGTATCTTAGCGTTTCAATAGAGGTATGCTAAGAAGGAAAAGCGGACCTTACTTACATCACAGCACACTAATGAAGGCGGGGGTGATCATCTTTGCCGGATGTTTTATGATAAGTGATGCGATTTTCTACTTCTGCCGCGTGTTTACGATGTGATAACATTTGTATTAGGAATCGTTGATAGTATCTTTATGATTTGAATCAAAAGTAAGTGATAAAAAATTACTTAGCTAATTACTTTATAAAAAGTGGTGATAATGTATGAATATAATAATTGGCTCTCCATATCCTGTGAAGAACGAGACTATTTTTCTATATCCAAATCTAAGGTGGAATGACTTTAGTTATGAAACTACATTTTATCTTTATATCTGCAAGGAGGGATTTGAAGGAAAGGTTGGTGAAGTGAAAATTGGATATCAAGGGCAGCCTAAAAACGCGCACACTCTAAAAAAATTGGATAAACAAATAGATAAGCTACCACAAGGTTTTTTTTCACTAGGGCAAAAGCCTGAGTTTTATATTTCTTTGCGCGATATCCTTGGCGACAGAAAAGAAAGTCTGCTAGAAGCTCTTAATGATGTAGTATATGATGAAAATATATTTCAAGTAGCACAGGCACAAGATGTTTTTAAAGATTCATTAAGTCGTTACGTAAGTATATCTTCAATAATGCAGTTCAAAGATATACTGGAAACAGGGGTGGCTTTAAGGAAGTATGGGTTTAGGTTGAATTTCACAGATGAACAACGGCCAGAGTTTGTAGTTTCACCAGATTCTAAACCACCAACAAATGTTCAGGTTCTTATTGGCAGAAATGGAGTTGGTAAAAGTTTTCTTTTAAGAAAAATAGTTTCAGATATAGATGATCATTATGGCTTGATTACTAAGGTTAATGGGCAGCCAGTATCAGCTTATGATTTTGGTCTTTTGTTATATTTTTCACTGAGTGTTTTTGATAAGCCCTTTAAAGGAGATATATTTAACGAGGTTAAGTTTAGCACTGAGCGAACAAGAAAGAAATATATTGGAATTTATAATCAGCGTACACATCAATTAAAAAATCTCGAAAAAGATTTAGGTTTAGAGTTTGCTAAATCTTTAAGTAGCTGTTTATTTGGTTCAGAAGTTAAGTTAAAAATGTGGGAGGAGGTAGTTTCTTATCTTGAAGCTGATATAGTTTTTAGAGAGCTAAATTTAAAGGGTTTGAGTCAAAATATATCAAGTTTAGATGATGAAGAGCAGGAAGACCAGGAAGACCAGGAAGACCAGGAAGACCAGGAAGAGCAGGAAGACCAGGAAGACCAGGAAGACCAGGAAGACCAGGAAGAAAGAATTGTTATCGATGAGGATTCGCAGATAAGAAAAGAAAAAGAAAAAGTTTTTTTAAAAAAATCGGCAAAATTTTTCAATTCATTAAGTTCAGGCCATGCTGCTGTTCTCTATTACTTGATTCATGTTGTTGAATTAATTGAGGCTAAAACAATATGTATTTTCGATGAACCAGAAAATCATCTACATCCTCCTCTGCTTTCATCTTTTATACGAGCGCTTTCTCATATTCTTTCGGTAAGTAACGGTATGGCAATAATCGCTACACACTCACCTGTTATCTTGCAAGAAGTGCCTAGAACATGCATTTGGAAAGTACATCGGCTTGATAATAATGCGCATGATTTTCAACGTCCTTCTATTGAGACTTTTGGAGAGAGTGTTGGTGAAATCACATCGGAAATATTTAGTTTAGATCTAAGGAAGTCTGGTTTTTATAGCTTATTGGAAAAAGATTCTAAAGAAATAGGTGATGCTAGTGAAGTCATTGAATTATATAATGGTCAAGTCGGACTTGAAGGTCGGGCAATAATTTTTTCTAGCTCAAAAAAGGCATGAGTCATGAAAAGAAAAATTGATTTCGACGAGATATTTCGGAGTTGTGTGGTAGGACGTTATAAGAGGGATATGACTTCTGATGAGATTAAATTAAATAAATTCACTCGGGCATGTCATAAATTAATTAACCTCTATTTTAAGTATGATATTTACTTCAAATATGCTGATAAAACCATTGAGAAAGGTTTCTCAAAAGAAGAGTTGCTAAGGTTATACAATAAAAGGCTTTCTAAAAAAAAGACTACAGCTAGGCATTATTACGACATGCTTCTTAAGTTTTCACCTGCGAATAAATGCCAGTTATGTTACATAGGTCAGTCTGAAAGCTTAGATCATTTTTTACCTAAAGATCTATTTCCATCTCTATCAATATCTTCTAGGAATCTAATTCCAGTCTGCGGGGTTTGTAATCAAACAAAGTCAGACTATATAGCATTGGCTGCGGAAAAACAATTACTGCACCCAAGGTATGGGCAGTTTTCCACTAGGTTTTTATTAGTCGCTAATTTCGATAGTGCTACTAATACAGTTGTTTTTGATATCAATGGTCGCGATTATCCCTCAAGCAGCATTGAATACGAAAGAATTGAATTTCATGTTCAGAAGTTTGGGATTAAAACGGCATTTGAGGCTAAGGCTATGGGTATGTTAAGAGATTTTGTTAGGCTTGCCGTGGCAACTGAAAGTGACATTGAAAATATTATAAATCAGAAGTTAGTAGTTCTAGAGAAAAGGTTTGATGAGTTTAATGCATCAAAATTTACCATTTATCAGTGGCAGTGGTTAACATGCGCGGCTCTACTGAAATCTCCTTATTTTTTGCAGAATGCTAAAGAAATTTTCGGCCCACGCCGAGATATATATTTACCAGATTACGATTTTGACTAAGTCAAAGTAGAGCGTTGATGGGATTGAGATCAGTTGCGCAGGTTATTTCTGATTTTGGCATAAAGCGGACGTGCGCAGGATGCAGTCCGCATTGTTTGACGATTTAACTTCTCATATCAATTGCGGTTAGAGTTCACGTTTCCAAACAGTATTCCTCACTCAGTTGCGGTAATCTCGAGCAAATAAGGCCGGAATGCGATAACCTCTTCCCCCATCCACTCATTAATTTCCTTCAGCCTTTCCTGCAGCGGTGTCAGTTCGTTACGCACAAATACCTGAGACGCTTTCACCGCGTCACCGAATCCGCCGGAGTTATCCGGGATAATCCCCATCATCTGCGGCGGCACGCGGTGCGCGCTTAGCAGGTCGTCGCGGCTGGCCTTCTTGATGTTAAAGAAATCGTCTTTCGTCGCGACTTCACTTAGCGGCAGAATCTTGATGCCGTCCGGCTTACCGTTCGGCGCGTACATAAACAGGTTGCGGAAGTTGCCGATCCCTTTCGTATCGCGCATCGCCTGGCGCATCCGGTCAACGTCGCTGCTGCTCTGCGCCGCATCGGTCATATACAGGATATAACCGGCGTGCGCACCGTTCTGATAATACTTGCGGCGGAACAGCGTCGCCGCCTCATTCAGCCAGGCGGAGTTGAGCGCGCTGAGGTATTCCGGCAGGCCGTAAAGCTCCTGATTGATATCCGGCTCCAGCAGGTGAAACACGCTGCCGGCCGAAAACTCATGCGGCTCTTTCCAGTCATTTACAAACCAGTACACGCCATCCTTCACGCCCCTGCGGGTGAATTTGGCTGGAGTGGTTTCAAGGCGCAGCGGCTTACCCAGACCGTTGCGGCGCAGCTCGGCAAAGGCGTTACCGAAGACCAGATAATCCAGCGCAAACTTGCTGAACTCCTGCTGACTCATCATCGGGTGCGGAATGAACGTTGAAGCCAGAATGTTGCGCTTCACGTAAATCGGTGAGCTGTGATGCACGGCCGAGCGCAGGCTCTTAGCCAGTCCGCTAAAGCTGACCGGCGGCTCAAACCAGCGCCCGTTACCGATGCACTCGGCATAATCCAGAATATCGCGCTTATCCATGACCGGCGTCGGATCGCCAAAGGTAAACGCCTCGGCGTGCTGCTGCGGTGCGGTTGCCTGTACCGGCTGTGCGGTGGCGGTGTGAGCCTTGCGGCCTCTGCGTTTGCTCATCAGTAAAATTCCAGAATTGAGGGATTAGCGCCGCCGCTGGCTGCGGTAAGCGGTTCGTTTAACAGTGCGTGCATGATGGCCCAGGCAACATCTGCATGGCTGGCCTCTTCGCTACGGCTCGCCTCATAGGTTGAGCGGTTGCCGCTGGCCGTCATGGTTTTGCGGATAGCCATGAATGACTGCGTGATATCTGTCGCCCCGGCGTCATACTCAAGCCGTCCGCTGCTGATGATGTCCTTTGCCTTGAGCACCATTGCGGTTTTCACTTCCGGCGAGTATTTGATTTCCAGCGCGGCCGGGTAAAACTGGCGTACCAGCTGGAAAACACCCTGGCCGATGCCGGTGGCATCCACGCCGATATATTCCACGGTATATTTTTTGGTTAAGTCCTCGATAGATTTCGCCTGCGCGGCAAAGTCCATGCCCCGCCACTGGTGACGCTCCAGCACGCGGAACTTACCTCCCGCAACGAGCGGCGGCGCGATTACCGCACAGCCTGCGCTGTCGCCGGTATGCGACGGGTCATAGCCGATCCAGACCGGCCGGTATGCAAATGGGCGCGGCAGGTACGGGTTGAAGTCTTCCCACTCTTCCAGGCTGTCGATCATGCAGCTCTGCAGCTCGGCGAACGGAAACACACTTGCCTCGTCGTCGACAAACTCACACATCAGCAGGTTCTGATATTCCGCCGGGCTGTATTCAAGCTGCAGCTGGTCAATGTCAAACAGGTTGCAGCCGCCGGTCAGCGCATCCTCAACCGTGACAATCTGCCGCCACTGCCCGTCACCGCACAGCGCGCCTTTTGCCAGGTGAGAATGCGACAGGTCTATCTCGATACGATCATCCCTGCTGCGCCGCCCTTTGTTGAACAGCTCGCCTGACCAGAACGGATAGGCGCTGTGCGACAGGGCCGACGGCGTGGAAAAGTAGGTGGTGCGCCACTTCTTGTGCAGCGACATGCCGCTGGCGACCTTGCGCAGCTCCTGAAATTTCGGGATCCAGAAATACTCATCCAGATAGAGGTTGCCGGTGTAGCTCTGCGCGGTGCGGACGTTGGTGCCGAGGAATATCAGGCGCGCGCCGTTCGGCAGCACGATGGGATCGCCTTTCAGGTCAACGTCAGCCTGGCGGGCGAAGTCGATAATGTAGTTTTTGAAGACGTGTGCCTGAGCCTTGCTGGCCGAAAGAAAAATCTGGTTGCGCCCGGTGGTCAGCGCATCGATCAGCGCCTCACGGGCAAAGTAGAACGTGGCACCAATCTGGCGCGACTTCAGGATATTGCGGATGCGGTGAGTCAGCCCGGCGCGGTGCCAGTTGAGCTGATACTCAAAGCAGTTATCCATAAACACGCCGGTCAGCTTGTCTATCTGTTCGTCGCTGAATTCATTTTTAACAACCGGCTGGCGTTCGCCTTTGTTGCGGTTGCGCACGTTCGGGTTTAGGTCGGCCTCGTTGCCGCTGCTGCGGTAGCGCTCAACGCGGGCAAGGCGCTCAATCTGACGGCCGAGCGCGTATATCTCTTTGTAATCACCATTCCCCTTTACCTCTTTCATGATGAGCTGAATCAGCCGGGCTTCCATGCTGGATTCAACGCGACTGATGGGCGCAACGTTGTCCCACGCGTCGCGCAGTTTCCAGCTCTGCACGGTTGGCGTTTTCTGTCCGAGCGTCTCCGCAATCTGGCGCACGGAATAACCCTGCCAGTAAAGCAGCGCGGCCTGACGGCGCGGATCGCTAATGATGGTTGTCGGTGTCATGTTCATACCGGCAAGGCTACCGGTGCTGAAAATGGCGCGCCTGCTGTCCCTGTTTGCTGATGCATCAGCGGGCTGGCATTCGTTGAGGGATTGTGTGGCGACGGGGAAACTGGCCCCGAACCGACCCAACACCTGACCGGAGCCTGATTA